GTGTATTTAGGTTATTTTGTCAAGCCCTTAGTTTTCTCGAAACTTCTGAGCCCGGCCACGCCGAGCATTGATGTCACAATCGCTAGCAATGGGCCAGTTTGAATTTCAGGAGCGGTTAATTCCAGTCCTGAAAACTTAGCATACCACTCAATTCCGGGGGAGACGATGAACTCAAAAATCAGGGCAAAAGCCCCCGTCCAGCCGATCATCGGCCTCCAGCCAGCGACAAAAATCGACTTGTGCTGCCCTTCCTTGATGTTTACGTCAATCTGTTTCTCCGCAAGCTTCTGCTGAATGCGCTGCATGAGAATCTTCTTGTCGAGCTTTTCTTCCTCCGAAGTATGCAAATCGTCAATCACGGATGAAATCGTCTTAAGTGCGCCGCCTTTCCCTCCGAGCAATCCTGTTAAAAGATTTAACATAAGCTTACTATTCCTCCTCTGCTGTATCCTCTCAAATTTCTGATCCAGTCTCCTTGAAGGCCGGATTTTGACCAGTAGTCTTCACCTTTACTCTCTCCTCCGAATCCAGGGGTCCGTCCGCCGCCGTAGCCGCCGCCGTAGCCGCGTCCGCCGCTTCCGCCGCTTCCGCCGTATCCACCGCCGCCAGATCCGGCGCCACCACGATTAGGAATAGGACCTATATAAGGTTTACCGGAAATTTCATTAAAAGTATCATATGACATTAAAGGATGTAGTCCTGACTCCATATCACTCCAAGTTCCTACATAAGGATCAACATCATCACCACTACCCCACTTTTGACCTGTGTTGTAAAGATATTTAGTCATGACATCCTCGTTTCCACTTACAATGCTTCCCTGCGCAACTAGGTTCATTAATTCATTAGGAATACTGTAGCTTCCTTTAGCATACCCGAAGAACTTTAGTGTTTCCGGATCCATTTTTTGTAGTGAGTGCCATAAGCCCCCATACTGAGCCCAATTTTGTTTAGTTATATTGGTACGCTCGTATTGAGTTTCTCCTGGAATAACGCCTGATTGATGAGCGCCATAAAGTTCGTCGTGAGGAATAAATGTATCTGGGCGTCCCGAACCAAAATCCGTTATCATATGCGCTGGAACATGGGTAGTGCTCTGAGATGTTCCTCCACTACTTCCAACCGTATCGCCTCCCAAAGTTCCTGCTGATGAACCTGAAGCAGTTCCGCCATAATCCAGGTCTTCACTGCTGTAATAGTTTCCTGTATTCCAGTCAACATCATCATAGTTGGGAATTCTTTCCGGTCCTCTGTGCGGAGTGTCCGGCTTGTAGATCTCCAGAAGATCAGCCTCGTCGTCTGTTATGTACGCGAGGTGCGTTGGTGTTGAATCCGGTCCCGCCTTTAAGTTACGCGGTACGTTAAGTATTTCGCTGTCTGTGTGATTACCTGGGTATCTTGTCATGTTATCCTCTTATATCCGTTATCCTCTTAATTGTCTAATCCATTCTGCCTGCAGGTCCAATGGATCATTCACTGTCTCCATTCCTTGCATTTTAAGCATGTCCATCCAAGTCATGCCAGTGTCGTAAGGACTGATAAAAGTAAAAGGTCCTCCTAAATTCCTAGTCGTTCCAGGTTGACCTGATTCCGGTGGAACATAAGGTGGTGGATCTGGGTCCCCTCCGTCCCAAGGTGGATCCGGTTCTGGTTCCCAAGGTGGTTCTGGTTCTGGATCCGGAAATGGTGCAGGTGGTTCTTCTGGTTCTGTATTATCTGGCCAGTCTGGATCCGGCCAGTCTTCTGGAGGTATCCACGGGATTCCTGGATCATCGTCTTCATAATCATCATCGTCTGGATAATCTGGTGGATCCGGTTCCCAACCTTCTCCTCCGTCCGGTTCTTCTGGTTCTGTATTATCTGGATAATCGTCATCAGGTGGATTTGGATCAACCCAATCTGGTCCTCCTGGATCATCGTCTTCATAATCATCATCGTCTGGATAATCTGGTGGAATGATAGGATCCGGTTCCGGTACCCATCCTGGTGGTGGTGTGTTTGGTGGATCAGGTGGTATAAAAGGTGGATCCGGTTCCGGTACCCATCCTGGTGGCGGTGTATTGGGTGGTGGTACATATGGTGGAGGATTCCATGGTGGATGATGACCACCGTTACCTCCATTGCCGCCGTTACCTCCATTGCCGCCGTTACCGCCTGAAGGAGGCTCATAGCCACCTATGTCACCTTGAAGACTTATAATTCCCTGAGGTCCGCGGTTGGGCTTTCCGTTCATTGATCCGTAAATATTGGCCCTGACGAGCATGTCTATCTCGTCCTGTGTTACATACGCCAGCTCTGCCGGCGGATGCTCAGGAGATGACTGCCACCTTCTAGGAGCCGTGACGCTGTTTGTGTGATTTCGTCGGGGCATTATTCTTCGTCCGAATATTTCTTTTTAATTGTTCCATCATCAATTAAATGGCGCAGCATTTTTTTATTATCAAAATTCATGAGACCTTGCATAGTAATAAAATATTCCCATGGCGTGCTTACACCTTGCCAACTATCTAATTCCCTATCTCCGATGTCCTTATTTACAAATTCATATTCGGAATTAAAACTGTCTTCATCAAATGGATCATAGTCATATAGTTCAGGTAAATCCATAACGGTAATGTCGTCATCAAAAAACGGAGGAGTATACCGCCAGTTACCCGTTTCGTCGGCGTTAATAGGTGTGCTCTCAATGGTTTCATCTACTTCTTCACTCAGGAAAGGTATTTCAGGAATTTCATCATATTCACCCAAACCTTCTGGAACCCAGCTGAGATCACGCTCCAAAGGAACTCTATTGCTTTTGGGTAAAAATCTTTTGGCCCAGCTAGCATAAGGTATTACGTTTTCCGCCGCTTCCATCAAGGATCCAAGTCCGGAGGCAATGGGGAATTGATCCTTGTACCAGTCCGCTCCAAACCCGGCTTTTGGGAAAGGATTGTATTCGTCTGCGTAGACTGCGGCTTTGTTCTTGCCGCTAAGTAAAGACCCTACATCGCCAAGAAAACCTTGGGCCTTAGAGGGGTCCTGAAACATGGTTCTTCCTCTTCGGTATCTGTTGGGATCGGACTGAACAACGGATGGCAGCCCACGAAGGTCCATCATCCTCGCTCCACCACCACCCCTCATCTGGTTCATGAGCATTTGGTACATGTTACGGGATTCATCCTGATCCGTGGTCCAAAAATCTCGGTTGCCTTGTTGGTTGACTAATGTGTCCTTTATGGATGCAAGATTTTCACGGTTCTGATACCACTCAGCTGGACGAGACATCGCCCACTGTGGGTTCTCCACAGTAGCACGGCGTTGGCGTACCTCATTGGCACGCCTAGCCGCCTGATTATGTAAGTATCTTGACTTATTGTCCTGCATTATGCACCTGGAATAATTATGATTTTAAGGACCACAAGAATTATAATGACTAAAATTCCGGCTTTTATCCAGTCCTTCAATTTCCATTCATTCCATTCTTTTAGATGTCCCCAAAGATCTTTCAATAAATTCATATCTACCTCCTTGTTAACATTGTTTATCTTTCATCCCACCACTTACTCGACCTCCATGGTGTTTCCTCTTCACTCCACCTTTCTTAAACTTCTTCCTTACCTTCCCGCCTTTCTTGCCAGTCATGACCAGTTTTTGACCGGTCTTCTTGGCGTGATCCTGCGCCTGCTTGACGCCGGCGGAAGTGTAACCGAATTTTTGCTTTCCTACTGTTGGCATTTATTCCTCCTTTAGCCACCTGGACCTAAGTCCGATTCCTTTGGGACTTACAACGCCCCCCTTATTCTTAACTATCTTGCTTCCATGCTCTTTTGTCCATTTCTTGGCAATCTCTGGTTCTTTCGCCCATAGATACTTTCTTTGTTTTTCTGACTTGAAGGGCATCAGTGTATCGTCGGTTTTTCTTCAGGCCTGAAATGGTCCAAGAATTCCTCAACGGCATGAAAACTCTCTGCAACCGCCTGGAACATTTTTGAGGTGTCGTGCGGACCCAAGGATTCCGCGTACATGTTCCTCGTAACCGCCATCAGTGCGGAGCACACAAGCATGTAGTCTTCCTGAGTCTTTATCTCGTTTCTAACGAGATCCTCAATTTTCTTCATGCTATCGCTTATTTTTATTAGCGCCTTGTCCATTCGCCTTGTTCCTCGAAATTCTCTCATTTGACTGGTCCTTCATTGCCTCCCTCGCAGTGATGATGTTCTCCTTCATCATGGACATTGCTTCGGCGTTTTGCTGCTTGTCAGCATCCGCCGCCACTTTCATAATATCTATGCTTGCCTGTGTTTCAAGCTTGTCACGTTCGAGATCCATTTTCTCTGAATCCATGATCATGTCTTTCTGCATATTAGCCTGAACTTCAGCTGCCCGCAAGTCAATTTCTTGTTGCTTCAGTTTAACGAGTGGATCCTGAGGTTCCTTGCTCATGCGTGCCTCTTCATCCTGTGACAGCTGCGCAGTCAGTTTAGCTTCAAGCTGTGCCTGTTTAGCCGCGATCTCGTTAGTTAACTGATCCATTTGCTGCTGCATCTGCTGCACTTGCTGTTGCGCCTGCGGATTCTGCTGCGCCTGTTGCGCTGCCTGTTGCATCGCCTGCTGTAATTGCTGAACCTGTTGTTTATACTGTTCCTGAATCTGAAATCCTGCCATCAGAGCAACATGCTCCGATATGTGCGACTGCAGCATTGTGTAAAGCTGCGGGTTTATCTGCACCATGCGCGTAAACATGAATTCAGAATGTGCCTGTATGTGCGCTGAATGGTCCTGGAACGGAAACGCCTTTGGCGCCTTTCCCTTCATTGCCATTGCATTCTCCGTTGCCGGCCCCGTTGGTTCCGGCTGCTCCGGATCCGGTTTAAGGATGGCGTCAACATTGTCAACCCCCATCGCCTGATACATTCTTCTATACGCTTCGCGTATATTGTGAAGCTGCGGTGCCGCTGTCGCCAGCTGCAACTGTTGCTGCGCCAGCGTAATGCGCTGTGCCATTGAAAAGATGTTCGGATCGGAAATCGGCAGAATATCCACGCGGTCATCAAAGTCCGACTGCTTGATCATTCGATCACCACCGACAACCTGATAAGGGTATTCCGGCGGAAGATACAATTGAAAAACTTTTGCGAGAAGAGAAAATTCCTCCTTCTGCGCGTAGTGACAGCGCTTGTGAATTGCACTCATGACTTTAGTTCCACGTTCCAATAGAGCGAGTGTTGTTCCAACTGGATTCTGTTCGTTTCCTTCTCCAAGCTTCATGTCGGCAATCGCCGCGAATGATTTTCCCGCGTCAACCGCGAATCCCAGCAACGCAAATAGAACCTGTGACGGTTCCTTGTAAGGAAGTGGCTGCAAAGATTCCTTGATGGAGGTTCCTGTTACGTCCACATCCCTCCATTCCCCCGGCTGCAATGGCTCGTCATGGTCGCGTATACGCATACCCCGTGCCTTGAAACCTGCCGGTAGGTTAGCGAGTGTGCCAGCATCAATTAATTGCCGCAAAACACTTGTTGCTGTTCGCGATAACCCACCCAGCATGTGTATAAGACCGAAGCCGTAAAAGCCCAGTCCTGGGAGGAACTTAAAGTGTACGAAATAGGAAGTCTTGTGAACGTCCTTGTCCTGCTCATTCCAGTTTCTTCTTATGGAAAGAACAAGTTGTGAAAACTTGTCTACGGTAATGATGTAGGGCATCTTGATGCCGTTCTCATTCTCGAATCCTGGCACGTCAGCGTTGACATGCATTTCCAGGATTTCATGTTCGTCATCATCGGAGGAGTATTCCTTCTGTACGCCCTCCAACTTGTTTACCTTTTCGGTAACCTCCGACGGATCGACGGTTCCTGTTGGAACCTCGACGTCGCGATAAAATTGGCTCACCTGCATCTTGCGCAGCTCGTTGTCTGTCATTTTTATTATGTGTGTAACACGTT